AGCGCGCGCGGCCGCAACCTGCGCGCGCGCGGGTTCCATCGGGCCTCGTCGCCGGGCCAGCCGCCCGCCGTCAATACGGGACGGCTGCGGCAGTCGTGGGCGATCGCTGGCAACGCCGACCAGAAGTTCCGCGTGCGCGCACCGCTCGGCAAGAAGTCCGAGGGCACGACGCAGGAGTTCGCCGTCCTGACCTACGACATCGCGCCCAGCAGGATGTGGTTCACCTACGGGTCGAACCTCAAGTACGCGCGCGCGCTTGAGTTCGGCAGCAGGCGGCGCGGCCTGTCGCAGCGCCCGTACGTCAGGCCAGCCGTGGCGACGGTCGGCGCGCAGGCGCTTCGCATCGTGAAGTTGTGGGTCCAACGAACCTTCGCGGAGAAAGCCTGATGGCCAAGGCGATCATGGACGCGCTCAAGACGAGGCTGCACGCGACGACCGCGCTGGTCAACCGTCTCGGCGGCAGGATGTACTTAGACGAGGGGCCGTCGAACGCGGCGCTGCCGATGATGGTCTACTCGGCCACCTCGACCGTGGTGACGCCGATGTTCGGCACGCTCAAGCGTTACGACATGACGGTCGAGTTCGTGATCGCCTACGCGAACGCGGGCACGACGGACATCTGGACGGTCGCCGCGGACATCGAGACGGCGCTCTCGACCACCATGAGCGCGACGGGCTTCGACCGCGTCTCCGCGGTCAAGACCGGGGGCGGCGTGCCGTCATTCGAGGACGACGCGTGGACGATGACAGAGACGTACAGGCTGACCGCCTTCGACCCCTGATAGGAACACACCATGGCGATTGACACATTCGTGATCGGAAACGACGGCAACGTGACCATGCCAGCGAGCGGAAACGTTTTCCGGGTGCGGTCGTTCGCGGCTAACCTTTCCCGGGTCGAGAGCGAGCTGACTGGCTTCTCCGACACCGGCCGCCGCAAGCGTCTCGGAATGCTCGACCTCACCGGTTCGCTGTCCGGCGTCCCGGCCGTCGACTCGACCGCGTCGACCACGACCGCGCTCACCTCGATGATCTGGATGAACACCGCGACGCAGGCGCTCACGCTCACGATCTACGACTCGACGAACGACGCGCGCATCGCGGCCAACTGCATCTTCAACGGATTCGCGTTCAACGTCGACAAGACCGCGGACTCGACCGTCACCTGCAACTTCGCGAACGCGGACGGTGTTGCGCCCGTCGTGACCTGGCTCGTCTGAGCATGATGCCCCATCTCGGTCAAGTTGCGAATGCCTTTGCTCCGTCCGATTCGGACTGGCTGGTGTCGATCACCTATATGGACGGCCGCGTCCGCACGCGGCGCATCACGCCGGGGACCGTCACGGAGGAGCAGGCGGTCGGCTACGCGCTGGCGGCCGAGAAGGCGCGCATGGCCGACGTCGATTCGTGGTCGATCCGCCGCGTGTCCGACAGGCGCGTCGTCGCGCCTGACGATTCCTTTGCCGAGTTTCTCAAGAGAAGGAGACAGGGATGATCCGTGTGGCCCCGTGGGTGGTAAACGCTGGTGATCGGTCCTTCACGCTTCGCCCGCTGACCGTGCGCGAGAGGATCGCGCTCTCGGAGCAGCTGACGGAGGACAAGGCCGCGGAAGTCCTGCGCGACGCGAAGGCGGTGGGGATGCCGCACAGGGAGGCGATGCAGGTGGCGCAGGACGCGCGCGAGGCGGCGCGGCGCGCATCTTCGCTGGTCCTCCATTGCTTCAACCTGTCGGGCGCGGCGATGGTCCTCGCGGCGTGCTGCGACGACGCCGAGGCGTTCCTCGCAGCCGTCGAGATTTCCGATGCGTCCATGCACGCGATCGCCGCGCTCGGCGTCGACGTCGACAGGTACAAGGAGGCCGCCGCGGCGGCAAACCCTCTGTAGGCGCGGCGATTCCGGAAGCGCCGCGCGACTGGATGGCGCTCGCGCACCTGATCGCGCGCGCCGCGCCCGGACTCGGCAACCCGCTCGACCTGACCTGCGGCGAGTTCGAGGAGCACCTCCGTCTCGCTGCGAACGGCAGCGACGGAACCGCCGATAGACACGACTGGATGAGACGTCACGTCGAGAGGGCACGATGAACGCAGGAGAGATCAACATCGCGGTGACGGCGTCGATGGCGCAGTTCAACGCCACGATGACGGCTGTCAAGCAGAGCGCGGCCGCGACGGCGACCAGCACGGGCGAGTTATTGCGCAACAAGCTGCGCGACGAGTTCAGCGAGCAGAAGGCCGGAAAGATGCTCGGTAGCGTGCTTGGCCTCGGCATGGCCGACAACGTCATGCGGTCGATGTCCGCGGCAATCCGCGGGGACAAGACCCTCGGAGCGGCGGTCGAGGAACTCGTCCGAAACCTTCCTGTCATCGGAGCGGCATACGACCTCGGCAAGGCGATCGGAGAGAACCTCGCGGACGGAGCGTTCGGCACGATCAGCTCTTTGGAAGCGCGGATGCAGCGGGGGATCGACCTCGCATTCGCCTACGACCGCGAGCAGGAAGAGAAGGCGTTTGAGGAATCCGAGCGCAAGCGCAAGGCCGCAGCGGCCGCCGTGGCGAAGGAGGATCAGGCGCGGCTGAAGGCAAAGCAGGACGCGGAGTTTGAGATGATGGGCCAGCTCCGCAACCGCCAGATCAAGCGGGATCAGGAGGTCGCCGACTTCAACCTCCAGGTGCAGGTCGACGCCGCCCGCAAGGCTGGCAACGAGGAGGAGGCGCTCCGTCTTGAGATGGAGGACGCCGTCGCCAAGGCGCGCAGGGAACTCTACGAAGACCCCGCGATGCAGGCCGCGCTGTTCGGAAGCCTCGGACGCGAGGAGGAGGACGCGGCGCGCGCGACCATCGAGGACGCGGAGCAGGTCATCCGCCAGCAGTACGAGTACCGTCTCTATCTCCACAAGCAGAACATCGCCGAGGAGGAGAAGGACAGGCTCGCGATGGTCGAGAAGGAGAGCGCCGCGCGCATGGAGGCGGCCAAGAGCGAGATCGCCGCGCTCGAGCAGGAGCGGCTAGCCGCGCAGACCGCAGGGATCGGAAGCGCGCAGACCGCGCTGGGCACGTTCAAGTTCGACGCGTACCCGGCGTCGAAGAAGCTTGAGAACGACTACCGCCTGATTCGGGGCATCGAGCAGATTCGCGACTCGCTGAAGGACGGCGTCGGAGGGTTCAACTGATGGCGACGGCGATCGAACTAGCGGAAACTCGCAACGAATCGTGGAACGAGGGGAAGATCAGCGCGACGCGTCGGTTTTCCATTTGGGACGACTCCGCGCCGCTTCAGACCGCCGCCGCGGTGCGCGCGCTGTTCGGCACGTCTGTCGGCGGGACGCTTCTCCCCGACGTCGCCGCGCAGTTCCCCGACGACCCGATGCTGTACTGCAAGTCGTATTCGATCAAGGTCGAGCCGAGCAGCAACTTCGTCTGGACGGTCGAGTTCTCCTACGAGAACTCCGAGCCTCTCGACAAGCAGCCGCAGGAGATCGGATACACCCAGTTCAGCGTGGACTGGGCGGTCGAGTTCCGCGACGTCTACCGCATCGACCCTGGACTCAACATCCCGGAGTTCGGGAACGCGATCGGCGAGGGCACCGACTCCAACTGCGCCGGGACGTCGATCGACTCGGCTGGCGAGCCGATGTCGAGGCTCCACTACCTCGGCGCGATCGAGTTCACCGAGACGGTGTCGATGGCGTCCTTGCCCGAAAGGTCTGAGCTGATCCGCGTCGCGCGCGGGCGTCGCAACCTACAGCCGTTCCAAGGCGCTCCGATCGGGCAGGTGTTGTACAAGGGCGCGAAGGCGAGCCGAATCGGCGTCGACCGCGTGTCGTTGACTCACTCCTTCGCGCAGGACTCGCTGTACCACATGGTGCAGGTCGCGGAGCGCGATCAGGACGGGAAGCCCGTGACGATCAGGTTCTCCGCCTTGACCATGCGCGCGAAGAACGTCTACTGGCTCCAGCCGTATCCCGGCTACGCCGAGTTCAACCTCCTGAGCGAGAACTTCTGATGGCCAACGAAATCCAGATCAACTTGAAGCTGAACGTCGCGAAGAACAAGCTTGTCCACCGCGAGGAGCCGGGTCAGATTCTTGTCGACATGACGGGCGGCACCGCGTCAGGCGGCGCGCAGAACGTCACGACGACGGCGGCCGCCATCACGATGGGCAGCGTCACGACCGCGGGCTACGCGTACTTCCGCAACACGGACACGACGAACGCGATCGAGATCGGAACGGGCACCTCGCCTTTCGTGCCGTTCGCGAAGCTGAAGGCTGGCGAGGCGGCGGTGTTCCGCCTCGGCACGAACAGCCCGACCGCGAAGGCGGCCGCGTCGACGGTGAACCTCCAGTACTACATCCTGCAGGACTGATGGACCTACCACGCTTCACATCCGGCCGCGTCGGCAAGCTCGACTTCAGCCACATCAACGAGGTCTTCGACTTCGTGGAGGAGCAGACGGCGTCGAGCGCGCCGCGTCGGCTTCCGCGCGACAACGTGATACTTGCGCGGCTCATCTCGACCGAAGGCGACACGGGGAACTGGGCGTGGCAGGAGATCGCGTACGACGAGGCGTTCAACGTGATCGTTCTGCCTGACGGGCTGTCGAGCAGCTTCGACGGAAACCCCATCGCGTATCCCGCGCGCGCGCCCGGCGGCGGCGCGTTCGTGAACGCGGTCGTCGCGCTCAAGCCGTGGCGTCGAACGGACGGCGCGCTCTTCTACCTCGTCCTCAACGCGAAGGGCACGACGGCCGCGACGTTCCGCATCACGACGGTCTATCCGGGTCCGTCGAGGCCCGACGTTTGGTCCTACGGCGCGAGGATGGTCGACTCGACCCCGTGGCAAGGGTCCGCGCCGCTGTGGAGCGACGTCAGCTCGTACGAGTACCAACTGATGAACGGATGCGAGAACCCGTCCGACAACCTCAACAACATCGGCGTTGGTACGGTGCTCCCCGGCGGCAGCGCCGAGCGACGATCCATCAAGGTCGGGACCGTCGTCACCGCGATCCAGTCGCCGTCGAAGTGGTTTGCGTTCCACTTCGCGGTGCCGAACGGCTACGCCTTTAGCTGCCAATGACCACCCTACCCACCCAGTTCCAGCCCGTAGACGCCCGATCGTATGTCAACCGCAGGCTCGGGGCCGCGCTCGCCAAGGCGACGGCGACGACCCTGTACGAGGTGCCAGCCGATTCGACCGCGCGCGTCGACACGGTGTTCATCACTTCGGTCCACACCGGGAACGAGACGGTGCGCCTTCATCACGTCAGGCCGGGCGAGGACGCGTCGACGTCGAACGCGCTCTACTACGATCTTTCAGTGCAGGCGAAGTCAACGACGGTACTGTTCGACGCGGGAATACTGATGACGCCCGGCGACAGGCTGGTCATGGTCGCCAGCCACGCCGACCGAATCTGCGTCACGGTGTACGGAGCCGAGCGGTGACGGTCGACGCGGCGGCGCTGCTCTGCTGCTGCGACCAGCCGGGATGGCAGGACTGCGCGGAGTGGGAGGCGTGCGCGCCCGCGGTCATCACGCTGACGATCAATAGCGTGAGCACGTCGACTACCATACTGCCGTGGGGCGCGTCATACACCAACCTGTATTCCGAGACTCTGACGGGAACGTTCACGCGCTCGGCACCCGGCCAGCCGCACGTCGGCAAGATCACGCGGACGTCGTATACGAGGACGGAGCAGTGGTCGGCGGCAGGCGGGCTAGACATCATCCCCTATGGACCATGCGACGGAAATCCGTGGGGCTGCATCCCTGATCCCGCGCGCAGCCGCGTCGACATAGTCAGCGAGGCGACGACAACCGCGCGCTTCTCGGGCAGGATCGCCTGCGTGTCGTCCGCGGGATTCACGGGAGTCGGGATGACGTGGTATGTGAAGGATGGCGATACGACGACGACCGAGACTTCGGTGACGTTACTGACGTGTCCCGATCCGTCGATCCCGAATCCAGACACGACGAGCGAGACAGTCCCGACGACCTGCGTGCTGATCGGATCATGCGTCGGAGGCGACCCAAGCTCGCCAGACTGCTGCCTCTTCTCGATCGCGACTTGCCCGCCGTTCGCAAACTTCGACAACTCATCTATCCCGTTCACCGAGACGATCACGAACCTCGGGCCGATCGTGAGCAACTACGGCTGCACGCTATACACGCCGGGCGGCTCGCCAGAGTTCCAGCTTCAGTTCGACTTCACGGGCCAGCCGCTTGGCGACCTTCTGCTCCGCGAGACGATCGTACGGACGGTGTCGTTTGGATAAATGCGTCTTCCGCCTGTCGCAGCAGTGCGTCCATCCGGTCCACCGCGGCGCGACGGACGACGCGCGCTGCGCGTCGTGCGCGGCCTACGCCGGGCCGCCGCGAGGCGTCGGCGACGTGATCCACCGCGCGCTCGACTCCACTGGCATCCACAAGGTGCTTCCGCCGTGCTTCGGCTGCACGAAGCGACGCGCCGCGCTGAACGCGGCGATGCCGTTCACCGATGAACCACGAAAGGACTGACGCATGGCGCTCACCTACGACGGAACCAACGGACTTTTCACGCGTCTCGGCACCCTTGTCGAGATGATGGATCAGGTCCGCACCCATCAGAACAATCTCAAGACGCTGCTCGCCGACGTGCAGACGACCTATTCCAGCGCGGACGCGTGGATGATCGACGCGCTCTCCGCTGGCATCGAGCCGCGCATACAGGAGGCGGGCGGCATCCTGTCCGACATCCGCGCGGCCGCGGAGAAGACGATCGTGGAGATGTGCTGGACCGAGGCGATGGCGTCGCCTTCGTCCTCCACGAACGTGATGCGGACGAAGACGATCGACGACGCGCTGGTGTGGCTCATCCGCGAGATGGACAAGGATTCCAAGACGGTCAACGGAACGACCGTCAACAAGACGAGCGCCTCGTACGGCGCGTCGAACACGGGCAACGGCGTGTTCGTCTACAACACGGAAGCGCCCGACACGCTTCTCAAGTCGACCAACGACTACCCGAACATCCGCAGCGAGATCGTGGAGGCGCGCTGCATACAGGACGCGCAGTCGGGCGGGATCACGCGCGGCGGCGAACTGTTCGAACTTCGCGGCCAGCCGATGTACAGCGGCCTCGACTACCGATTCCCGGGCGGGAGCGGCAAGACGATCCGCGTGAACTGCATCAGCGCGGGCATCGACGCGGGTCCGATCGGTCAGAACATCCTGACGAACGGCGATCTTGAGGACCAGACGTCGAACCTGCCCGACCAGTGGTCGATCGTCACTGGCACGGCTGGCACGCACTTCTCGACGGAGACGGGCGCGGGCAACTTCTGGCGCGGCGCGAAGTCGCTCAAGCTGATCCACGGCACGGGCACGCTGTTCGACATCCGCCAGCAGTTCGGGAGCGCGACGGGCACGGCGGCGCGGCTGCGGCCCGACAGGCCGTACGTCATCGCGTTCGCCGCCAAGAAGGACGCGACGGCCACAGGCAACATCCGTATCTCGATCAAGAACGCGTCTGGAACGATCATGGACAGCGGCGACTTCACCTCGCCGAGCGCGAACTTCCTCTTCTCGTACAACGTCGCGTCGTTCACGACGTCGATGGCGCTCTACACGCTGACGCTTCGGACTCCGCGCGCGATGCCGCGCGATATGTACATCCACCTGGAGTCCACCACGACGATTGCGACCGCGTCGGTCTACATAGACGAGATCGTTCTTGCGGAGCTGATCCCGATCGCGCCGGGCGGTCAGGCGATGGGACTTGTCGCGGGTTCGACGGACTGGGTCATCGACGACAACGGCCGATTCGGATTCACCAACAACAACGAGGGCGAGTTCGTGCGCGCCTTCGACCGCCTGTTCGACATGTACCACCGCGGCCTTTCGCTCCCGGCTAACTACGCCAGCACCGAGACGATCAGCGACACGCTCATCACATGAGCCGCCTGATGATCGTTCCGCGCGCCTGAGCGACCAGTTCGCGCGTGCCGTCGTCCTCGCACAGGTCGAGCGCGATCGTGTAGAGGTCGAGCGAGCGCCAAGAGATTTCGTCTATCGACCTGCACCGCGCCGCGTCGCGCGGTAGCCTGATCCGCTGGATGTAGGCGAGTGTGGTGGTGACGTGGACGCGCACGCGTCGCGCCTTCATTTTGCTTGGAATCCCGCGCTCGTCATCCATGTCGAGGACGTTATCACGCACCGCTCGGCGCGAACACGGGGATTTTGGGAAATCTGCGGGAATGCCTGTTGACTCGGCGTCGATCGCGCCGATGATGCGGGGGTATGACATTCTGTCATACCCCATGCCGCAGGAGCGGCAGAATGGAGCAGCCATGCCAGACATCGACCTGACACCTCTCGTTTTCGTGGGCGCGCTCGTCGTGCCGGGACTCATCGCCTCGCTGATCGGAGGTGGCTCCGATGAGTGACCTGGTACGACACGGCGCGCAGCTCGACCCGATGACCACGGCGCAGATCTTCCGCGCGTCGGGAATGTTCCCCGACATCCAGTCGGAGGCGGCGGCCGCGACCAAGATCATCATCGGCCGCGGACTTGGCATCGGGGATTTCGATGCGATGAGCGGGCTGCACATCATCAAGGGCAAGGCCGTCTTGTCCTCGAACCTCATGGCCGCGGCGATCAAGCGGAGCGGAAAGTACGACTACCGCGTGGTGCAGTCGGACGACACGGTCTGCACGATCGACTTCTACTCAGGCGGCCAGAAGATCGGCTCGTCCTCGTTCTCGGTCGAGGATGCCAAGCGGGCCGGGCTTGGCGGTGACAACTGGCGCAAGTACACGCGCGCGATGCTGTTCGCGCGGTGCATCAGCGCGGGCTACAAGACGCACTGCCCCGACGCGCTCGGGGCCGCGCCCGTGTACGTCGAGGCCCACGGGGAGACGGAGATCACGGAGGACGCGCCGCCGCCGCCGTCGCCGCGCAAGGCGCTGCCAGCAGCGCCGACGCGCGAGGAGCGCCGCGCGGACACGGAGCGGCTCCTGTCGCCCGTGCCGACGCCGCCAGCCGCGCCCGTCGAAATCCCGATCGACGGCGGATCGGACGCGCCGACGCCGATGCCGCCATCGACGGTCCTGCTCACCGCGGCCAAGACGAGGATCGCCAAGGTCGCGACGCAGAAGGGGTTCGTACACCGCGTCGACGTGGACGGCGACGAGCGGCCGTACGCGGTCATCGACGCCACGTTGGCCGAGTCGATCGAGGCGAGCCTGGCCTTCAAGGTCGCGATGGAGGCGACCTACACGACGAACAGCGCGGGCAAGCGGGTCATCGACCGAATCGCGGAGGTGGGTCATGGATGAGCGGGTGGACGAGGCATCCGTCCACGCGATGCGATCGCTCCTCGACATCGAGCAGGAAGACCCGGCCATCTTCCACGCGGTCGACCTTGACGAGGCGATCCGCATAGCGCGGATCATCCGCGCCGACGTGCAGCTCTCGCTGGAGGTGCGTCGGCTCGCCGAGGTCGGCATCACGCTCGACCTGATGCCGAACCACCTGCGGCCCAGCCGTCGCGCGCTCGGCCGCGCGGTCGGCTGCTCGGCCCGCACGGTCCTCCGGCGGGAGGTGCGCTGGGAGGGCATCGAGCCGTTGACGCGGTTCGAGCTGGCGCGCCGCGCGCTGCGGCTGCTCATCGCCTATCGCGCGCGCGAGCGCGAATGGGGACGATGATCTCAACTTCGACTCGGGCGGCGGCGGCTGCGTTGGCCGTCGCCGCCTTTGCATATCCACCGATCTCATGCATAATCGGAAATCGGCCGTCTTTCCCCCCTTGACAGACGGAATCCTCCCCCCCTAAAACCCCCCCACCACAACAAGTGGTCGTCGCGCACAGCGCGTGTCCATTCGGTGACACCGCACAGCGACTCCCGACACACACACACATATGTGTGTGTGTCTGTCTAAGGAGAGCGATACGGACCCGTATCGCAGTTCGTGGCGCATGAGCGCCGCAGAAGGAGCGAACCGACATGACCAAGGACGAGCTGATCCAGTTGCGCGCGCGCGCGAACGCGCTGTTCCGTGGCGGCGACGACGACCCCGAAATTCAGACGCTCTTCATGCAGCGTTGCGCCGGGCTGGACTTCCTGCGCGCGATGGCCGCGCTCAACGAGTACGGTCTTGCGGACGGCGGCCCCAAGCGGCGGTTCATCCCCGGCAAGTTCCTTCGGTTCTACGACGCGCAGCCAGAGCCGCGCCGCGTCGTGCTGGTCGACCGCGAGAAGCTCGCGCGCGAGGCGCAGCTCAAGGAGGCCAAGCGCGCCGAGGAGTGGGCCGCAATCCGCGAGGAGCGCGAGCGCGATCGCCGCGCGGTGCTGACCGCGAACCCGCTAGAGGTTGGCGAGATCGTCGACACGCTCGTCGGCTGCGGAGCGCCGCGCCCGCCCGCCCAGCCGGAGCAGTGGCCTCACCCGTGGTTCCTTGCCGTCGCCGACATCCTCGGCGACAGGGTCCGCGCAGCGCCGACCGAGGGCGGCTACTACGAGCAGGTGCGCGACGATCGCGGCGAGTGGCGGGACGACCCGACGCGGCCGCTCCGACCCATGCCCGCGCGAGACTGGTGGAAGACGTACGGGGTGCCCGGACTCGCGGCCCGCGGCATCCTGCCCGCCGCCGTGCCCGCGTGAGCCGCCCGGGCCTCGCGGCAGGGTGTCGGGAGGGTCCGACCGCCCGACGCCGCAGACGCGATCCTAGGCGGTTTCCGAACGGATGCCGAACGGAAGGCGGCAGATAACTAGAATCTACGGGAATCTTGGCGAAATATCGGGGAATCGGCTTGCGGTGGCCGATGGAGTTGCTATTTTCACCTCATCGCCGCAAGGAGCGGCAGAAAGCGAGCAGCCATGAAGTCGATCCTCAACCTGCGTTTCACCCTCGGACTCGTCCGCGGTTCGGCCCGTCCTCACACGCTCGACGTCGCCAAGGCGGTCGCCGTCGCGGAAGACCTGCACGCCCGCTGGGAGTCTGTCGCCAGCCGATGCGGCCACGCGTGGACCGCGGCGCAGGCGCGCCGCATCGACCGCGAGCTTCGGCGCGCGCTCGCCGCGTCGAAGGTGGGAGGTGCCGCGTGAGCGAATCCTCCACCTACATCGTTGAGTTCCACGACACCGAGGAGATCAGCCACACGCTGCGGATCGCGACGATGCGCTGCTCGACCAAGCCGGACACGGGCGCGCCCGCCGATCACCTCTGGATCGAGGTCGAGGTATGCGAGGAAGCGGAGGTTCGGCTGCACGAAGTCAAGGACCGCGACGGGTACGACCTGCGCGCGTCGACCACACAGGCCGAGTACGAGGCGATCGTCGCCGAGGCGGTCAAGCGGTACAACCCGATCGGGAAGGCGAGGAAGTGGCTTCGCCAGCA